CCAATTTCCACAAGTCTAAACTATAAAGAACCACCTGTTCAAGTACAGGCCCGTAAACTAACGGTTGGCCGACTGTTAAATTTACGCACCCTAGAAAATGTAACAGCCTCTTATTGGTATTAGCTTTGTAACGAAGCCAACTATCAGGAGGATTTATTATGGCTTTTTCAACAGCAGGGGGATACGGTAACTTACCTAACGGTAACTTCTCATCCGTAATCTACTCCAAAAAAGTACAACTTGCTTTCCGCAAGAGTACAGTATGTGGTGACATCACCAACTCTGATTATTTTGGGGAGATTTCTGCCCAAGGTGATACAGTTAAAATCATTAAAGAACCTGAGATTTCCGTAAGCTCATACGCTCGTGGTACTAACATCTCAGCACAAGATCTTGACGATGAGGATTTCTCATTGGTCGTTGATAAAGCTAACTATTTTGCTTTCAAAATTGACGACATCGAGGAGGCTCACTCACATGTGAACTTCATGGATCTTGCAACCAACCGTGCAGCTTATCGTTTGGCTGACCAGCACGACCAAGAAGTTCTTGGTTACTTGGCTGGCTTTAAGCAATCAGCTTTGCACACAGATGCCGATACTGTCAATGACCAAGTAAACGGCACTAAAGCAGTAACCACTGCTGGTTCAGATGAATTGCTTTCAAGCATGAAACTGAAAAAAGGTGACTTTGGTAACATCACAACTGGTTCTGCTGGTGATCACTCGATCCCAGTTGCAGCACGTTTGCCTGGTGCCACTGCTCTTCCAACTGCTACAGCTTCACCAGCAATGGTTGTTGCTCGTATGGCTCGCCTCTTGGATCAACAACAAGTTGATACTCAAGGACGCTGGCTGGTTGTTGACCCAGTATTTATGGAAGTACTTCGTGACGAGGATTCACGCCTCTTTAACGCAGACTTCGGTGAATCAGGTGGACTACGCAATGGTTTGGTCTTGAATAACTTCCACGGTTTCCGTGTATACACTTCAAGCAACCTGCCTTCAGTTGGTACTGGTTCAGGTACTACAGGTACTGCAAACCAAAACGCTAACTACGGTGTTATCGTAGCTGGTCATGATTCTGCTGTAGCAACTGCTGAGCAAATCAACAAGACTGAAACTTATCGTGACCCTGACAGCTTTGCTGACATTGTTCGTGGTATGCATCTATACGGCCGCAAGATCCTTCGTCCAGAAGCTCTTGTCAACGCCAAATACAACTTGGCATAAGGGAGGACTAAACAATGGCTTTACAATCTCCAGTTCGTATTGAGACTGCCGTGATTGCTCACGGTGATCTTACCACTAGCTCAACTCACGAAATCGGTGTAGTTCCAAACAATTGTGTGGTTCTTGCTGCTGGTTCTGAGTGTACTGCTGCAGCCACTATCGGTGGTGCTAACGCAGTAAGCTACGGTGTAACAGGTGGTGACGTTGACATGCTTGGTACTGCTGATATTAATGGTGCTAAAACATTAGGTGCCACTACTACCACAGTAAACGGCATCACAAATGTCACAACTGCTGACACGACCATTACTGCATTGCTTGCAGGTTCAAATGCTCCATCAGCAGGTTCTTTCCAGTTCTTTGTAGTATATGCCCCAATGGGTGCTACTAAAGCTGCTGCGGAAGTAGACCGTGATACGCTTGCATAAGTGAACTAACCTTAGGGGCTGCTTTCTAGTGGCCCCTTTAGGCTATCTTAAGGGAACACAATGGCATATAATTACTTAGGTCTTACAAACGAAGTTCTAGCTAGATTTAATGAGGTAGCTTTAACTGAAGCTGGTTTTGCATCTTCTCGTGGATTTCAAACCCAGTGTAAGAATGCAGTAAACGATGCTATTAACTATATTAATACTCGTGAATTTAGTTGGCCTTACAATCATGCCACACAAACAGAGACACTTGTAGCTGGAACAACACGTTACACTATACCTGCTACATCTAAACATGTAGACTATGATACCTTTAGAGTTGTAGAAGATACGTCTTTAGGTGCTCAAGGTAAATCACTAACTATTTTAGACTATAAAGACTATTTAAATAGGTATATAGAACAGGAAGACAGATCTGATATGGGTAGTGTACCTACTCATGTATTTAGAACCCCAGATAATAATTTTGGTTTATACCCTTATCCAGATAAAGCATATTCTATAAAATTTGAATACTATGTATATACAACTGCACTATCTGCAGCAACAGATGCCCCTACAATACCTGAACAATATCGTCAAGTTATTGTAGATGGAGCCACAGCTTTTGGCTATCAGTACCGTGGTGAAGGTGGTGAATATCAATTAAACTTTGCTCGCTTTGAACAAGGCATTAAAAGTATGCAAAGCTTACTTAGCAATAGAACAAACTACTTACGTTCTACAGTAGTAACAAGAACACCTATTGGAAGATTTGTAGCATAGATGGCAGATGAATCAGGCTTAAACCCTTTTGTTTTTCCATTGCAGGGTGGTCTAGTTCTTGACCGTTCTACCTTTGCTATGGAACCAGGGATGGCATTAGAGTTAGAAAACTTTGAGCCTGACACTGGAGGTGGCTACAGACGAATCAATGGTTTTGAAAAGTGGAATACTAATGTAGTTCCACAAACAGCTAGTGCTACAGAGCCTGTGCTAATGTCTGTATATTTTGCAGGTAATAGTAAAGTAATTGCTGCTAGAGGTACAAGTATTTATGAAGCAGCTAGTGGTAGTGGTTCTTGGACGAGCATTGATAGTGGTAGAACCAATGCCATACGTTATTCTTTTGACAGATATAACTTAGCTGGTACAGAAGTTATTGTATGGGCTGATGGTGCTAATAATGCTACTAAGTATGATGGCACAACAGTAACGGATCTTAGTGCTACAGGTGCACCAGCTAATCCTAAGTTTGTAAAACATTTTAAAAATGCTTTGTTCTTTGCTGGTATGTCAGCTTCACCAGAAGAGGTTGTATTTACTGCACCGTATACAGATAATGACTTTAGTGCAGCTAATGGTGCAGGTTCAATACGAGTAGACAGTAAGATTACTGCACTGTTCCCATTCCGTGATGAGCTTTATATCTTTGCAGAAGAACGCATTTATAAACTTGTAGGTAATACTATTGCAGACTTTGTGATGCAACCTGTAACAAGAGACATTGGTTGCCTTAACGGTTTTACTGTGCAAGAAGTTGCTGGTGAAATAATCTTTTTAGGTAGAGATGGTTTAAGGACTGTTGCTGGTACAGCTAAAATTAATGACGTTGAGCTTGGTACAATAAGTAGGCCCATCCAAGAATTATTTGAAGGTGAGACTGACGTTGATGACTTTAACAGTTTAGTTATACCAGATAAAACTCAATACCGTATTTTCTTTTCTAAACCAAACAATCAAACACAAGCACAAACATCTGGAGTTATTGCGGTAAGAAAAGCTCAAGGTTATGAGTTTGCTAAACTAAAAGGTATTCAACCTGCAAGTACAGATTCGGTAAGTGTTCAAGGAGATACCTTTGTATTGCATGGTGGATATGATGGGTATATCTATCGACAAGAAAAAACAAATAAGTTTGATGGTACAAATGTTATAGGACGTTACCGTAGTCCTGACCTTACTGCAGGTGACGCAGGTATACGTAAAGCCTTTCAAAGAGTTATTATTAACTACGCACCGACAGGCACAGTAAACTCTGACTTATTTTTAAGATACGACTATGAAGATCCTAACGCACCAAGACCAGCAGCTTATCCCTTTGACTCTACAAAGGTTGTAGCTATTTACGGTACTTCATTATATGGAACTGCTACGTATGGTGGTCAAACAAACCCATTAGTAAGACAACCAGTAGAAGGATCAGGTTTTGCTGTAGCACTTCGTGTGGTTGATAACGGAGAATCCTCACCATACTCACTAAAGGGTTTCCAGCTAGAATTTGATGTAGGAGCAAGAAGGTAAATGGCAGGTTATACAAGACAGTCTACATATACAGACGGTGATATTATTCAGGCAGCAGACTCTAATGACGAGTTTGACCAGTTACTTGCTGCTTTCCATAATGCCACAGGACATAAGCACAATGGCACTGCAGGTGAAGGTCCAGTAATTGGACTCATCGGTGATCCAGGTGTTGTTACTCCACTAAACAAAGTTGTAGTCAATGATACTAATAATAGAGTTGGTGTCTTTGTAGATGTATCTAGTTCATCAGTAGAGCAGTTTAGATTTCAAGATGGTGTTATTGTTCCTGTAACTAACAACGACATTGACCTTGGCACTACATCACTTCGTTTCAAAGATGGTTACTTTGCAGGTAATCTTGATGTAGCTGGTAACATTACCCTTGGTGGTAATATCACATTAGGTGATGCAGATACAGATGGCATTACGTTAAACTCTGAGATTGCTTCTCATGTAATTCCTGACGCAGATGATACCTATGATTTAGGTGAAGTAGGTAAAGAGTGGCGTAACCTTTATATTGATGGTACTGCTAATATTGACTCTCTGGTAGCTGATACTGCAGACATCAACGGTGGTACTATTGACGGTGCTACTATTGCTACCTCAGACATTACAGTAGGTTCAGGCAAGACACTTGATGTATCTGCTGGTACACTTACACTAGCTGCAGATCAAATCTCTGGTGATAAAGTTGAAGGTGGTACAATTAATGCTATCACTATTACAACACTAGGATCTACTACTGGCAACATTACAACTGTAAATGCTACTACAGTAGATACTACTAATATTGAAGTAACTAATATTAAGGCTAAGGATGGTACAGCAGCAGCTACGGTAGCTGACTCTACTGGTGTTATTACAGTACCATCGTCAGTACTAACTACAGCAGATATTAATGGTGGTACAATAGACGGAGTTACTATCGGTGGCTCTAGTGCAGGTGACATTACCTTTGCTAACTTGTCAGATGGTACAATTACCATTACAGCATTTGTAGATGAAGATAACATGTCTTCTAACTCTGCTACACTTATTCCCACACAGCAATCAGTTAAAGCTTACGTAGATGCACAAGTAACTGCTCAAGACCTTGACTTCCAAGGTGATAGTGGTGGTGCATTAAGTATTGATTTAGATAGTGAAAGCTTGACAATTGCAGGTGGAACTGGTATAACTACCACTGGTTCTGGTAATACAGTAACAGCAGCTATTGACTCTACCGTAGCTACACTTACAGGTACACAAACTCTTACTAATAAGACTATAGACAGTGCATCTAACACTCTGACTGTAGATCTTAGTGAGGCTACAGTTACAGGTACTACTGCTGAATTTAATAGTGCCTTATCAGATGATAGCTTTGCCACACTTACAAATACTGCAACGCTTACAAACAAAACTATTAATGTAGATAATAATACTGTATCTAATATTGAAGTAGATAACTTTAAAGCTTCTGCTATTGTAACTGAGTCAGAAGGTATTGGTTCAAGTGACAATGACACTTCATTACCTACCAGTGCTGCAGTAAAAGATTATGTAGATACTGCAATTACTGCAGAAGACCTTGACATCACCACAGATTCTGGTACAATAGCTATTGATTTAGATAGCGAGACACTTACAGTAGCTGGTGGTACAGGTCTTGATTCAAGTGCTACAAGTAATACAGTAACTCTAGCAATTGATTCTACAGTAACTACACTTACTGGAACACAGACATTAACTAATAAGACACTAACATCACCAACAATAAATGGTGGGTCACTCGACAGTGCTGTAACTGGTGCAACTCAAAGCTCTGGTACTAACAACACAACAATTGCTACTACAGCGTTTGCAACTACAGTAGCTATAGATGAAGCCACAGCATTAGCAATCGCACTAGGATAGGAAAAGAAAATGGCAAACACATTTAAAGTCATTACAAGAGATGTAATGCCAGCCTCTGCAGGTACTCCTGAAACGCTGTATACAGTTCAGTCAGGTAGTACTGTTGTTGTACTTGGCCTTACACTAGCTAACGTACATACTTCTCAAATAACAGCATCTGTGACTCTCGTCAGTACTACCACTCAAACAAGTCAAACACAGAATACTACAGCAAACTTAATTAAAGATGTAGCTATTCCTGCAGGGTCATCACTTGACATACTGGCAGGTAAGATTGTTTTAAATGTAGGTGACATTATTAAGGTTGACTGTTCAGTGGCAGATAAAGTGTCCTGCATTATGTCTTACATGGAGCAAACCTAATGAGTAAGCAAACAGAGTTAGCACAGGTTGCAGATACAATTACTGTAAACTCTGGCAATGTTGGTATTGGGGAAGCACCTAGCGTTTGGAGAAGTGCTGATCGTGCGTTGGTAGTTGGTAATGGGGCTAGTCAATATGGTAACTATGTATCCGAAGGCTTAGGTGTAACTTACGGCTCTGGATGGTATCGAGATACGTCTGGCAATTTCAAATATACGTTAACAGGTTATCCAGCGGGTAGGTTTGACTTTAATTATACTAGCGCAAATGTGTTTTCTTGGCACCAAGCTGCGGCAGGGACTGCTGGAAATAATATAAGTTTCTCAGAAGCCATGCGCTTGGATGCGAGCGGTAGATTATTGCATGGGAAAACTACGTCTGGAGACTATGTAACGGGGACAGAAATACAGCCAGCGGGTGCTATTTTAAGTTACAGAGCAGGTGGTGTGGCTGCTATTCATGGGCGCACAGATGATGGTGAAATAATAAGGCTTACCTCAAATAGCTCCATTGTGGGGATTATTGGGTGCAACAGTGGCAATCATTTAGTTATTGGCAAAGACGATACTGGATTAAACTTCCAAGCCAATGAGGTGATCGCACCGTCTAATCCATCTACTGGTGCAACTAGAGACAATGCTATTGACTTGGGGGCATCAGGCGCAAGATTTGATGACATATACGCCACCAACGGCACAATCCAAACATCTGATCGCAACGAAAAGCAAGACATTGCAGAGCTATCTGACGCAGAGCAACGTGTGGCTGTAGCTGCCAAAGGTTTGCTGCGTAAGTTTCGCTGGCGTGATGCAGTAACTGCGAGGGGTGATGAAGCCAGAACACACTTCGGTATCATTGCACAGGATCTACAAGCTGCATTTGCGGCTGAAGGTTTAGACGCTGGTGACTACGCCATGTTTATCTCTACAACTTGGTGGGAAACACAGACAGAGGTGCCAGCGGTAGAAGCTGTGGCAGAGGTTACTGAGACAACCACAGATGAAGACGGCAATGAGGTCGTTACAGTAGTCACTGAGGCTGTAGAGGCTAAGGATGCCTACACCCGCACCGATACATATGAAACACAAGAAGAGGCGCCAGAGGGTGCTACAGAGCGCACTAGGCTTGGTGTTCGCTACAGCGAGCTACTGGCGTTCATCATAGGAGCTTTATAATGGCTGGATATATTGGATCTAAAGTTGCTGTAGTAAGCTCTGGTGCAGAACGTAAGAAAGTCTTTACTGCTACATCAGGACAGACTAGCTTCACTGGACTTAGCTATACTGTAAATAATGTACATGTATTCCAGAATGGTGTACGTCTTGTAGATGGTACAGACTACACAGCTACTAATGGTAATAGTATTACACTTACTGTAGGTGCTGCAACAGATGACCAAGTTGTTGTTGTGTCTTACAATACCTTCCAAACAAGTGATACTGTATCAGCTAGTACTGGTGGTACGTTTGCAGGGGATGTAAACTTTACTGGTGCATTTACTTCACAAGGTATTGATGATAACGCCTCAAGCACTGCTATGACACTGGATGGCAGCGGTAACTTGCTGGTGGGTAAGACGAGTACAGATTTAGACGTTGTGGGAAGTGCAATGTTTAGTACAGGTCAGGCTTATCATACACGGTCTAATGATACAGCATTATACTTAAACCGACTTACGTCAGACGGCACTATTCTTGATTTGCGTAAAGACGGCTCCACTGTGGGGAGTATTGGAGTAGAAGGTGGTAACAGTCTTTATATTCATAGTGGTGATACTGGACTAAGATTCTCTGATAGCTCTGATAAAATACTACCTGTCACAACATCGGGTTCTGCTAGAGATAATGCTATTACTTTAGGCTCGTCAGGTGCAAGGTTTGTAGACCTCTACCTCTCTGGCGGTGTCTACCTTGGCGGCACTGGGTCGGCTAATAAGTTGGACGATTATGAGACTGGGACTTGGACGCCTACGTTACCTAATGGTGGAACTTTAACCAATCAACGTTCAACATATGTTAAAATTGGCAATACAGTTACTGTAACTACATATGTTACTAGTATTAACCCAACCGCTAATGGATCAATATTTTTCCTTGGGGGTTTGCCTTTTACAAATGTTAATACCAGTAATTATTATGTTGGTGGTTCGTTTGGTTATACGGGTCAAAATAACTTAGGTGACCTTATGCCTATAACAGGTGTAAATCTTGATTATATTTACTTTCATGAAAATGACGGTCAAGCTGCTTCTGTATCAAATAACACAATGCGTTCTAAAGGATTAACTGGGGATAGTGGAGATGCAATGATCCTGACAATTACTTATTTTACATAACCACCCCTGTTGGATCACAGGGTAGTCAGTCCAACCATCAAAGGAGATAAACGATGGCACTAGAAAAGATAATATTACAAGATCGCATAGAGATTGTTGGCGATTACAAACATATTCAAGTTCGCACCAAGACTGCGGTAATTGAAGATGGTGTTGAATTATCGTCAGCCTATAGCCGCCATGTAGTCGCACCAGATGCAGACATCACAGGTGAAAGCACAGAGGTGCAAGCCATCTGTAACGCAGTACATACACAAGCGGTTAAAGATGCATATGCTGCACACCTAGCAGCACAAGAGGTATAAACTTATGGCAGGATACATAGGCACACAGCCAGTACCACAGGCAACACAGGCCAGAGATGTATTCACTGCTACCTCTGGTCAAACAAGTTTTGCTACAAGTGGTTACACACCTAACTTCCTAGATGTGTACATGAATGGCGTTAAGCTAAAGAATGGTGATGACTTTACCGCAAGTAATGGTAGTGATGTAGTCTTTACTACTGGTGCTGCTACAGGGGATATTGTTGAGGTTGTAGCCTTTACTACCTATGAAGCTGTAAATGCTGGTGGTGGTTTATATAAAGGTGAACGTGGTACTGTTGGTTCAACAGCAGGTTCTGGTGACATCTTTCGTGTCAATGAGCAAACCTTGAACACTAACGTAACGATAGACGCAGATGAAAATGCCTCTGCTACTGGCCCATTGGCCGTGGCATCTGGTGTTACACTGACTGTCACATCAGGGGGGAACTTGAGCATTGTCTGAGATTAGAGCAACAACAATTAGTGATGCGGCTGGCACTGGGCCGATTACGCTTACGAAGCAGAGTGCTGCGAAGGCTTGGCTTTATCGGTCAAGCGGAGGCTTAATTGAGTCCTTTAACTTGTCGTCAAATGTCGATAATTCTACAGGAAACTATAGTTACAACCTAACTTCAGCAATGATTTCAGCTAATGGGCATATTTCAATGCCAGTTTGTCGAACATCTGATGATAGAAATGCTTCTGTTATTATAAACTCTGCAAGTCAATTTACCTCTTATTCTAGGGATATTTCTGCTGATGCAATGGAGGACAGTAATATTCTGGCTACAACCCACGGAGACCTAGCATGAGTACTCTAAAGGTCACAAACATCCAAGCCACGGGTGAAACAGCTAGTCGTGCAGTCTCAGGGGTTGCGGCGGCTTGGTGCGCAAACAGCCAATCTGCAATCGCAGATAGCTTTAACTGCGCCTCCATCACAGATAATTCCGCTGGAAACCTAACCGTCAGCTACACGAATAACTTTGCTTCCGCAAACTACGGTCTGGGTACAACCACACAATACCGTAGATCGAACTACCAGAACTCTCAGGCTGCGAGTTCTATAAACTTTTACTTCACGGACCCCAATGCGTCAGAAACAAATGGTGTAGACATCGGCAACGCAAACGGTTGCGTATGGGCCGCACACGGAGACTTAGCATGAGTACCTTAAACGTTTCCAACATCACCGATGGCACAACAACGGTCGGCACCAGCTATGTGGTCAATGGCTCTGCGAAGGCTTGGTGTCATTTTACAACAGTAAGTAGCACAGCCGTAAACAACGGCATGAGTTTTAACATTAGTAGTTTAACTGATACTGGAACAGGAGATACGGACTGTAACCTAATCAGTGCGCTTACAAATTCATCTATTGTAGCGCATTGCAGCGTAGGGAATGGCAGTAATGGCGACCAATCTTTTATACAATCTAATGGCACAGCAAGCATGATACCTCTTTATAATTATAGTGGTAATAATGCTGTTTTCGATAGTGCCTTATGTGCAGTTTCGGGTTTAGGAGACTTAGCATGACCCACGGCCACCTCTGGGATCGTCTAGCTGAAGCTAAGTCACGCCTTGCACCTGTGCAGTCTAAGTATCGTGTCTTGTTTGAAGACCCTGCCACACCAGATGAACCAGCCAAGGTGCTTGTGCCTGACCCTAACTTCATGGCTGCGGCACTGGCTGGCAACGTATTGCCGCCCATTGACACCTACCAGCGTGATCGTTTGGTGCCAGATGGACAGCCTAAAGAGCATCCATATGCTGAGCCTATCGGTGCTATGAGCGAAGAAGAAGCCATAGAATACTTAGTAATGAAAGATATAGATCCGTCAATCTGGCGGGACTACCAAGGTAACAGATGCATCATGAAGATCGTACCTGTTGAACTGATCCCTAGTGATCGTAGTTTCCGCAATGCGTGGAAGATTAACCAAGAAATGGAGATGGCAGCATGACCACTTACATCAATATCAACGGTGATGTCCGTGAGGCATCATCTCTTACAGTACCAGCAGATCGTACCTTTCGTGGTGCGTGGACATTTAATGAAGCAGTTGTCGAAGTAGACATGACAGCGGCCAAAGCAATCCACAAGGATAACCTACGAGCAGAACGTGCGCCTCGCTTGGCTGACTTGGATGTTCAGTACATGAAAGCTCTGGAAGCTGGCACTGGCGCAGATGCTATTGCTGCACAAAAGGCAACGCTGCGTGACATCACTGCGGATGCTCGCATTGATGCTGCAAGCACACCTGATGCGCTGAAGGCATTGGACTTGGCTACCCTGTTGGGAGAATAAGCTATGAGCAAGGCAAGGCAACTAGCCGACTTAGGTAATCAGATTGATGATGGGGCTATCACTGGCACCAACATGGTGATTAACGGTGGTATGACCGTGGCACAACGCTCGTCCAGTGTGACGGGTGTTACTACTGCCGGTTACAGAACTTGTGATCGGATGGAAGTTAACATAAACAATCTTGGCACTTACACTGTTACCCAAGAGAATGATGCACCCGAAGGGCTTGCTAATAGTCTTAAAATAGACTGCACTGTAGCAGACGCCTCCCCAGCTAGTTCAGATTATGTTTTCTTTGCACATAAGCTTGAGGGACAAAACCTACAGAACCTTAAGAAAGGCACCTCAGATGCCTTGCCTGTTACTTTATCATTTTGGGTAAAGTCTAACATGACAGGTACTTATCAGGTTAACGCACGAGATCAGGATAATGTAAAATACATAAGCGCAAGCTATACAGTCGACGCATCTGGAGCTTGGGAGTATAAAACTATCACACTAGCGGGTGATACAACAGGCGTTCTTGACAATGATGCAAACGAAAGCTTGAAGCTAGAGTGGTGGCTTGATAGCGGCTCTAACTTTAACTCGGGAACCTTGAATACAAGCTGGACTGCTGCAAGCAATGCCAACCGTAATGCTGGCGCTACAGTAAACATTGGCGACAGCACCTCTAACTACTGGCAAATCACAGGCATCTGCCTGAACGTGGGAGACAGTGCTATCGACTTCCCGCACGAAAGCTACGGGGAGACATTGGCTAAGTGCCAGAGGTATTATGAGCGTGTTGAAACATCTTACAAAAACAGCATTTCAGGTTATTTTACAAACTACGGCAATGGTAAATGGGTTGGGCCACAGTTTCAGTTTAAAGCTACTAAACGTGCTACACCTACTATGAGTGATCTCGGTACTTTTAGCTGGCGACGAGCTAATTTTAGAAATGCAACTTCAACTACAATCGGAACAGGTGCTACAGGTTTTAGTAACACAACTACCGATAGCTCTACTGTAGAGATTACGGAAAGTGGTCGAACCAATGGTAGTACTGCTTTAGTGTTTTCTAATGCAGGTTACACAATAGAAGCAGATGCGGAGTTATAGACATGGACAATATGAACATCACGACAGCGCAGTACACCGCAGACTTTAACGGCAACAACACATCCATCAAAGCCACCATCGACGGCACTGAAATGTCAGTCCCCATGGACCCAGCCAACCGCCACCACGCAGAAATCATGCGGCAGGTTGAGGCTGGCACACTAACGATTTTAGAGGCAGACTGATGTCTGAAGATAGCTGGCACCTTAGCAAGTCTGTACCGATTACACTGATCTTTGGCTTACTTGTTCAGGGAGCAGCTATCGTATGGACAGTTAGTATGAT